GCTTTTCAAAAATAAGGAGTAAATTATGGCAGAACCAGAAAAAATCACACCGGATATTACACCCGATGTCAATTCATCAGACGCTAAGTCTGCTCGCAAAGACATCGAAGATTTTATTCAACACATAAATCAAAGTAATTTCAACCAAGCAGAAAAAACTTTCAAAGATATGATTGGAGGAAGACTTGGTGATGTACTGGATCAACAGAAAGCAAAGATCGCAGGACAGATTTTCCAACAAACTGATGCAGAACTTCCTGAAGTAGAACCTGAAGTAGAAGAGGAAGATCAGCAAGAGTTTGAAGACGAAGTTGAAGTAGACTTCGAAGAAGACGAAGAAGAAACTGAAACTGAAAATTAAAATTTTTATAAATAATTTAACATGAAAGTTGAAGACTTAGGTCCTTTATTAAATTTTGATCGAACCCGAGGTATGGGTAATCTTTACGATCATTTTGCACAGGACCGCGTTGAAGATTTTTTAGTAGAAACATATTCCTTTTTATTCGATACCTTCGAGGATTGGATAAAAATTAGAAAAGATGACCCTACTAAATTAGAACAACAACATGTAAGTCTGATGCAGTATTTGTGTACTAGAGTTCATCATAATCATTTTTTACATCATCATGGACTCTATTCACATTACTTAGAAAGAGATGTTAGGTATTTAAATTTTGGATCAGGTTGCGGTTATTTCGAATTCTGGTTCAAGCACTACAACAATCAAAAGAATGTTGTGGGTGCAGAATGGGAAGGACAAGAAAGATTCTTCCAGAGGTTTAGAAAGTTCTACGGTGTAGATCACATGTGCAATTATATTTGCAACAGTATCTACGACGAGAACTTTGAAATTAGAAGTAGAGACGGTTCTAAAAACTTCGAAGACGAAGGAATAGAAACCGCGATACTTCATAGGTTTTTCCCGGTGTGGGATTCACAGTTCGTGGAACCTAACGCAGGAAAGATAAAAAAGATCTTTGCGAATTTTCGCAAGTATGGTATCAAAGAAGTTCTGATATCAACAAGATCGATAGATAAGAAAATGCCATCTGATGAGATGGCAATCTTAGAAGATAACTGCCGACTTAAAAGATTTGACGGTACTTGGGAAATGAGATTCGTTAATATAGAGAATATTAAATGAGAACATTCAAGGAAATCAGAGAAGCGGCAAAGAAGATGCCTCCGGGTGATCATGTGTTTTCTAAGAAAGTGAACAAGACTAATGTCATGGTTCACAAAGACAAGAAGGGATTCACTGTTTATATTGACGGTGAAAAATTAGACACCTATCGTAGTCAGCGAGAAGCAGAGAAGATGGGTGTTGCTTTTGCAAAGGAAATGTAGATGAAACTTATTTCAGAATACACCGAACAGGACTTGCATGTAATCACCGAAGCAAAAGAAGGCGGTGGTAAGTCTTATGCTATCGAAGGTGTCTTTGCACAAGCAGAACAAAAGAATAGAAACGGACGTGTTTATCCTAGACCTATTATGGAGAATGCGGTAAACAAGTACGTTACAGAACAGGTTAAAGAAAAGCGATCAGTGGGAGAACTAAATCATCCCGAAGGTCCGACTGTTAACCTTGACAAAGTTTCTCACCTCATCACAGATCTTCGATTCGAAGGAAATGATGTGGTAGGAAAAGCATCTATACTGGATACTCCGAATGGTAAGATTGTTAAAGGTCTTCTTGATGGGGGAGTCAGACTAGGTGTATCAACTCGTGGTATGGGTAGTCTTGAGCAACGAAACGGCACGATGTATGTGAAAGAGGATTTCATCCTCAACACTGTTGACATCGTTCAAGATCCATCTGCGCCTGCAGCATTTGTTAATGGGATTATGGAAGGCGTAGAGTGGGTATGGAATAATGGCGTTATCGAACCTCAAGTAATTGAAAAGATGGAGACTGAAATTAAAAATGCTCCACGCAAAAATCTCTATGAGACGCAAGCGCGTGAGTTCAAGAATTTCCTCTCGTTACTCAAATCAAACTATAAGGAGTAAATCATGTCTGAAGAGAATTTAGATATGGATATTGCTGCAGAAGAAGAGTCCCTTGAGGAAGCGGAACAAATGCCTGTAGGGACTGAAGATCAGTCAATTGCGTCTGAAAAGAAAGCAGAAAAGACTGGGAAGAAGCAGCCTGCTCGTAAAGGTGATAAGTTAGGTGCTAAGGATGAACCTGCTGCCAATGGCAACGGTGCTGGGAAACCAGAACAGGGTTCACACAAAGAATCTACTTATGACTTTAGCGATGACTTAAATGCTCTTGTCGAATCAGAAGCAACGCTGTCTGATGAGTTCAAGGCAAAGACTGCTATCATCTTCGAAACTGCTATCAAATCCAAAATTGCGGAAGAAGTCTCCCGCTTGGAAGATGAATATCAAGAAAAACTCGACGAAGAGACTCAGTCTATTCAAGACGATCTCGTTGAGAAAGTTGATAACTACCTCAACTACGTGGTTGAGCAGTGGATGGAAGAGAACGCTCTTGCTGTTGAGCAAGGTTTGCGTACTGAAATCGCTGAAGGATTCATGGATCGACTCAAAGAGTTGTTCGAAGAATCTTACATCGAGGTTCCTGAAACTAAGGTTGACCTAGTAGACGAACTCGCAGATCAAGTAGATGAGTTGGAAGAAAAACTCAATGCTCAAACTGCATCCGTAATGGAAATGTCTGAGAAGTTAGAAGCATACCAGCGCGAAGCAATTATTGCTGAGAATGCTCGTGATCTTGCTGACACTCAGGTAGAGAAATTACATTCACTGGTTTCTTCACTTGACTTCGAATCTGAAGAAGTATTCGAACAGAAAGTTAAGACTGTTAAAGAATCTTACTTCAAGAAGCAAGTTTCTACTGAAACAGAAGAAATCGTAGAAGATTGGGAAGGCGAAGCACAAGAAGTAGCATCATCAGGTGTTATGGATATGTATTTGTCTGCCCTTAAAAAAACCTCTAAGGAGTAATTAAATGGAAACTTATGATCGTTTAGTCGAGAAGTGGGCTCCAGTACTCAACGAAGAATCTGCTGGTAAGATCAGCGATTCACATCGTCGTGCAGTAACTGCTGCTATTCTCGAAAACCAAGAGCAAGCATTTGCTAAAGAACAATCCCTCATGGAAGGTCCTACTAACACCAACTTTGCTGTAACTGGTGCTGGTGGTGCTGCTGATCCTACGGGTGCTAACTGGAACCCTGTGCTTATCGCACTGGTTCGTCGTGCTATGCCTAACCTGATGGCATACGAACTTGCTGGCGTTCAACCTATGACTGGTCCTACTGGTCTTATCTTCGCCATGCGTTCTGTATACAAGTCTACTCGTGGTGGCGCAACTGCTGGTGACGAAGCATTCGCTGCTGGTGTCACTGGTGCAGAAGCTGTTGTACCTTATTCTGGTGACTCTTCTGTTGACTTCAGCACTGGCGAGTCACGTGGTCCTTCAGGTCTTGCTGGCGTAACTGACACGTCTGCTCCCGGTGCCACTAGTCCGCAAGCTGATTCATCTATCGTTGACTCTGGTGATGTTTATGTTCCTTCTGGTTTGGGTGCACAACCTTACACCGAAGGTTACTCACCTGCGATGGAAACTAAGAACGCTGAGAAATTGGGTTATGCCGATGGATCTGCGTTTGCAGAAATGGGTTTCACCATCGAGAAAGCAACTGTTACTGCACGTTCACGTGCTTTGAAAGCAGAGTACTCTCTCGAACTTGCACAAGACTTGAAAGCAATTCATGGTCTTGACGCTGAAACTGAATTGGCAAACATTTTGTCAACGGAAATCCTTGCGGAAATTAACCGTGAAATCATCCGAACGATTAACTCACAAGCAAAAATTGGTTCGCGTCAAGCGGGTCTTCAAACTGCTGGTATCTTCGATCTTAGCACTGATGCTGATGGTCGTTGGTCAGTTGAAAAGTTCAAGGGACTCCTTGTTCAATTGGAGCGTGAGTGTAACGTAATCGCTAAAGAAACTCGTCGTGGTAAGGGTAATGTAATCGTTTGTTCTTCAGACGTTGCTACTGCTCTGACTGCTGCTGGTATGCTTGACTATGCCCCTGCATTGTCTACTTCTTTGAACGTAGATGACACGGGTAACACCTTTGCTGGTGTTTTGAATGGTCGCACTAAAGTATTCATCGACCCATATGCGGTTGCTGACTACGTAACGGTTGGTTATAAGGGCACTAACCCTTATGACGCTGGTGTGTTCTACTGCCCATACGTCCCTCTCCAGATGGTACGTGCGGTTGGTGAGAATGACTTCCAACCACGCATCGGGTTCAAGACTCGTTATGGTATGGCATCTAACCCATTCGTGGGCACTGCTGCTGCCGATGGTCTTGCCGCTGCGCGTAACAACCAATACTATCGTATCTTCCGCGTGGACAACATCCTCGCCTAAGACAGGTAGAATAAAAACAATAAGTTTTAGGGGGCACTACGGTGCCCCTTTTTTTGAGTATAAATAATCTCATGGAAATAGATAACTTCAACGGACTTCAACCCAATGGGTTTCGTATCACGATTACTCGTGAGTATCAGTCACACCTACAATATTTTGCTCAGTCTATTCAGCACCCTTCAGTAGAATTAAGTCCTGTTGAGTTAGGATTCAAAAGGGTATCAAACATTCCCTTTGCTGGCAATCAGATAGAAAACGGATCCGTTACGCTAGACATCCTTGCTGACGAAAATTTTGAATCGTATAAAGAAATGTACGATTGGATGCTTCGAACAATCAACGAGGAGCACACACCGCAATCTAAAAAGTTTAGTCGGGAAGGCAGCGTCCCTACAACATACCACGATTTGACGGTAACTATTCTCACCTCATCCAACAATGCTAATTTCAGCATACTATATAAGAATGCATTGCCTATAGGACTAGGTGATGTTCAGTTTGCTTCAACATCAGACGGGGAGTATATCACCTTTCCCGCAACCTTTCGATTTGACTACTTTGAGATCAAGTGATATAATAATATTATTTAATTGAGTTTCCTATGACATTAGAACAAATCAATGCTATGTGGCAGAAAGACTGTCGCATCGATGCTCTTGCTATTGACGAAGCATCACGACAAACCCCTGAACTACACGCCAAATACCTTCAGATCTTATCAGAGTTTAAATTAAAACTCAAGCAAGCAGAGTTCAAACAGAAAGAACTCATGAAGTATAAGTGGTTGTGGTATAACGGGAAGTTATCCCAAGAAGAAATAGAGCGGTTGGGATGGGTGCCCGATCCTTTTGATGGACTAAAAATTCTCAAAGGAGAGATGGAACACTACGTCGAAGCAGATCCAGAACTGGTAGAAAGCGAAGCGAAGATCGAGTACCTTAAGACTTGTATAGATACTACGAAAGAGATTGTTGAGAACCTTAAGTGGAGACATCAGACGATTGGTAACATGATAAGATGGAAACAGTTTGAAGCAGGATTTTGAGACAATCGAACTGAAGATGAAAGACTACAGCATGCTGCGAGTGAATTGCTCTAGCGGTGTTGCTGCGGAGTTGTCAGATCATTTCTCGTTCTATGTACCCGGATACAAGTTTATGCAACCGTATAAACGAAAGGTCTGGGACGGTAAGATACGTCTGTTCAATCGTATGAACGGAGAGATCAATGCTGGTCTTTATCAGGAGATCCGCAAGTTTGCTGGTCAAAAAGGATACATGACCAAGTGCCACGAAACTGAATATGGACTCCCGTATGATAAAAATAAACTCAATCATTTACGCAACATGGAATGGATCTCCAAGTTGGGTCTTCCGTTTGCACCCAGAGATTATCAGTATGATGCTTTTGGGCATGCTCTAGAAAACAAGAGATGTGTGCTAGTCTCGCCTACTGGGTCTGGCAAGTCAATGATTATCTATCTTTTGATGCGATATTACTTCGACAGTCATGATAAAAAAATTCTAGTTATTGTTCCTACGACTGGTCTTGTCGAGCAGATGTATAAAGACTTCGCAGACTATGGGTTTGATGTAGAAAATAATTGCCATCTAATTTACAGCGGTAAAGAGAAGGCAACGAACAGACGTGTCGTAATCACCACGTGGCAATCAATACACAAACTAGGACCAAAGTGGTTCGAAGACTTTGGTGCTGTGTTCGGTGACGAATGTCATGGTTTCAAAGCAAAATCATTATCAAGCATCATGAACAAAGCAATCAATGCTGAGTATAGATTTGGAACAACGGGTACGTTAGACGGGACAGAAACAAACGAAATGGTTCTGAAAGGTTTGTTTGGTCCGGTGCATAAAGTCACCACCACTGCAGCACTGCAAGAAAAGAAACAACTCGCTCAACTAGATATAGATATTGTGTTGCTTAAATACGAGGAAGAAGTTCGTGCTAAACTTAAAGATGCTACGTATCAAGATGAAATCGATTTCTTGGTTACTCATGACCGTAGGAACAGATTTATTCGTAACCTTGCTCTTTCTCTTGATGGTAATACCCTTGTATTATTTAACCTCGTAGAGAAACATGGCAAAGTATTAAAGGATCTAATAGAGGATAAAATTGAAAGTGGCAGGAAATTATTTTACGTTAGCGGCGAGACAAAAACTAGTGATAGAGAATTCGTTAGGGGTGTTGTTGAAAAGATGGATAATTCAATCTTGCTTGCAAGTCTTGGGACTTTTAGCACTGGCATTAACATTAGGAATATTCACAACATCATATTTGCTTCCCCCAGCAAGTCCCAAATCAGAGTCTTACAATCAATTGGAAGGGGTTTGCGTGTATCAGACGATGCCCGTACAACAAGACTTTACGATATTGCAGATGACCTTAGATTTAAGGGGAAGGCAAATTTTACCATGCGCCATTGCGCAGAACGAATAGACATATATACTAAGGAGCAGTTTAAAACTAGAATAACAAAGGTGCCCTTATGAGTCATCCAGTTCAGCAAATCAGATTAGCAAGCGGTGAAGAAGTACTTTGCGAAGTTATGGAATATGATACTGATGGTGACGAGATTATTGTTAGAAATGCTATGGCAGTAGAAACTAACATGTTTGAAAATAACGAAAGAGTCTACATGTTCCGTCCTTGGTTTCTTTATATAGAACAACCCCATGAAAATATTATGATAAAAACTAATCAAGTTATTGGTAACTGTGAACCTAACGAACTACTTAGAAT